TTGAAACCAATAACGAAAACGACTGTTTAGATGACCGAGGGTCTTCTAAACATTGATGTTCTCAAGTATTGATATTCACAACCTTCTTATAGTAGTGGCTGCTACAATCAACCATGGCAGATAACGATGCGGCAGACTGGCTATGGCTTAGAAAGAGCCTATTTGGTGATGGCTTCGGTTGGGAATCAACAGATGCACTTGAAGAATTGCTTGACTCTATGATAGAGATGTTTGCATGAGTCTGACCAGAAAAAAAGAGGAATTGAAATGGAACTAAAAGTAGGAATGAAAGTATCGTTTGGGCGACCAAATGGAGAGAAGACAATTGGCATCGTTAAGAAAGTCAATCAGAAGTCAGTGAAAATCGAACAAACCGAGATACGCGGTCGTCAAAAGAGTCATAGCATCGGCACTGTTTGGAATGTTGGCAAGTCAGCCAAGTTAATCACCATCATCCCTGATGGTGCAGTATTCCCCGCCACTCGACCAAGCCGAAGTGACGCTGAAATCATCGCTGACCTACAACGAATTGAATGCCGACTCTCACCCGAGAACTTGACTTGCGATGGAATGCTCTCTCGCACTGAAGTTCGCCGACGCTACACCAAATTGAACTCCGAGAAGAAAGCACTCATCGCTGAACTTGGCCGAGAGCCAACCTTCGACGAACTTTGGGATTGAGTCTTAAACCACGACTGGCCTCCTTAGAGGCATGGATGAGGCTATTGAGAGGTTTCACCGATTGGTGCGAGCACCTGCTGACACCGAGATGGTCATCACTCCAAACAAAGGATTCCTTGACGAAGTGGAGGCACTTGGCTCGGACCCCCGCCGACCGAGAACAGCACTCGCTCGTTGGGTGTCGAAGGCTTGGCTGGATGCTACGCATGAAGCAATTAGGAACGAACCCGCTCCAACACTCCAAGCGAGTCACTCCGAGAAGGAAATCATGGAGCGACCCCAACACTATCCGTCTGATTGGGGAATTGACTTCATTCCATATCCAGACGACTTGAGCAATGGATGGGAGCGAGATAGGCTCTCGACGACTTGCTACACTTCTTTGACAACACCGCGCCCGTTCGACCCACATTTGCACGGAATCACTGGAGCGAATCCTGCTGGCTTTGGCTATCACTATCATGGTTCATCACCATTCCCAGACACCTACGACATTATCGGTCGGCGAGGTGGCGGACCCCGAGGTGGATTCGCCATGACCACGGGTCCGACGGAGGGTGCGTATTCGTCAGCAGTTCTCCCTCAACCCACATTCAATTTGGGGCGTTTAGGCTACTCTAATGGCGGTTGGAATCCCGAAGGGCTACAATGGACTAACAGACCCAAACGGATGGCTCTCGGAGGGCTTAGGAATGGTTGGGCGCATAAGGTGTTCTTCGCTCGCTCTCGTCGAGTTATGAATCGAAACCTGTATGGTCAATTATCCCGAGATGAAGCGACTCCACGCGCTCCGTCGGTCGTGGTCAATGGGAATCACAGCCTCCATGGAATCCTTGGAATTAAAATGACGAAGCGCATGAACTCACCTTCGAGATGCACTATCGAACTCAATAACATAGCAGGTCGCAGGTCAGGCACAATCAGGAAAGGTGACACGGTTCAAGTGTTCGCATCTCCGAGAAGGTGGGCAAATCCTCCGTTGGTGTTCACTGGTTTCGTTTCTGAAATCGTCGAATCGAGTCAAGCAATTGAACTAACTGCTCTCGATAGCCTCGGCTATCTCTCAAGAGAGATTCTCGATTCAAATCCTTCGTATTATCAAGCCGACGCTGCGACGGTCATCAAGGATATTATCGCCAATAGCGCATACGCTCCGCCGATTGGTCAAATCATCAACCAGTCATTTGTTATCCTCCCCGAAGGAATGAACTTCATCGGTCAATCTCGGCTGCAAGCAATTCAGTCCATATTGAGCGTGATAAACAGCACCCCGAACATATTGTCGTTGAAATCCGACGCAACAGGAATCATTTCACTCCAACGACTCCGAGATGTTGATGACACCGCCATAGTTCCATTCATCGCTGGTCGAGTGCCGAAGACTCTCGTTCCCCAAGACTTCTATCCGACTGAAATCGAAAGAGATACGGGTGATTCGCAGACCTTCAATGTGGTCAAGGTCAAGAACGACGAACTCGGAATATCCGTACCGGCTACCGCGGTCGGTTCGACGAGATACCCAACATCACCCATTGAGCGAGTGATTCGAGAGAACTTCATCGTCGATGATGTGCAAGCAACCATGGTGGGTGAGTCGTTGTTGGTGAATCAAGGCTCGAATGCAATTCGATGGATGGTCAATGGAATCCCCGAGAGGTTTGACATTGTTTCTGGTGATGTTGTTGAGTTCGCCTCGGTCGAAGCGGGTTTGTCAGGTCGGCAACGGGTGTTTGGATGCTCATGGCAATTGACACCGACCCTCACCACCATGACGCTGACCGTTGGTCGCCAAGCACCTGACATTCTCTCCACTCTCCGACTCGCAGCCGGCGTTGCTCAATGATGCAAATCACTCGCAATTCTCCAACCCGTTTCCTTGATACTTTGCCCCTCTCACTTGATACTTGACTCGGAGTATCAGGACTTTCGTTCCCAAACCCCCCACCTTTAATTCCCCCCCTTTAGGGGGGGAATTATCTCTAATTATTCAAACCTCTATCGAGTTAAAACACACACATATTCCAGAAGGTGTGTATGTGTTCAAACATACCCAATCATACTCATTATTTTCACCTTGATACTTCAAAGCATTGATATAGTCGGATGAACAGGCGTGGATATGCCTAAGACCGACAGCCACGGAGCGACCTCCTATCACTTGACCACTACGAAGACACCCGATGGTGATATGTCCTACGCTCGAATCAAGTTCCCTGATTGCGTTCACCACTACACTCTTGACCAATTCTATGATGTGATGGTGGTTGAGATATTTGACCTTGAAGGTCGATACCTTCAGGCTGGTGACGAACTTGACATTCAAGCACACATTGGCCACCCACGCGGTCGCCGAAGCGGAAAAGTTCGCTCTCGACCAACGAAGAGCCAAGCAATTGAAACCTGCAAAGGAATGGTCGAATGGCACTTGAATGACGACTATCCTCTATGGACCCCAAGCAAAGGAGATGAGTGAGATGTTGAAGTGGCTACTAAAAAAGGAACACGACATTCTGGCGTTTGAGGCTGGAGATGATGGTCACATGATATTCGGTCACACCGATGAAAATACTGATGCAAATGTGCTTGAGATGTTCATGACCGAAGCAGTGCCTCATGTCGAAGCATGGCATGATTTGTCTTATATTTGCATCACCAGCAAGTGGAAATTATTCAATCGGTGGGAGTTCTTCTATCGAGAAGTCTTCTGCCATGACTTGGACCCTTGATAATGGTGGGCTTGGATGCTAAAACCATGAAGCCATTCGCTCGGAATTGGAGAACCAAGAACCGACCGACGGAATGGGGTTCCTGTTCTCGGTGTGGAATTGAAATGGTTAAGTCCAACACCAAAGGTCATCAACGAGCCAATCAAATGTGTGGCTCTTGCTACCTCGCCATGAAAGCCAACGAGCGAAAGCGAAAAGGAAAGGCATGACCCCCTTGATAATGGTGGGGCGTTGTTGCTCTCACCATGGCCATCGTCAGAATTGACATTCCGAGCAAGTCGGCGTTGCCCGATATGTGGGATGCGATTCAGCCCTCATTCCCAATGCCATCACCTCGCAAGTATCAAGACGATGCTCTCTCGGTCGTGTGGTGGGCTTTGGATAACGATGACTTCGACAATGTGGTCATCGAAGCACCGACAGGTATCGGCAAATCAGCCATCGCCATGACTGTTCAGTCGAGGTTTCAATCAGCATACCTCTTATCTCCGAGCCTTGGCCTTAGCGACCAATACAAGCGTGACTACGGTCATGTGCTCAAAGAAGTGAGAGGGCGTTCCAATTTTCCATGTTGGGTCAAGTCTGGAACTGCTTCGGGCGCGCCTTGCTATGTCGCTGGAAAGCGATGCCCACACTCAAAGGAGGGCGATGACGCTTGCCCCTACTACGCCCAGAAGTTCGATGCTAAGAATGCCCGATTGACTCTTTCAAATCCCGCCTATCTGTTCCGTGTCGTTCAATCACCTGATGGAGCATTTGACCAGCGTGACTTCGCCATCATCGACGAAGCACATCAATTAGAACCATTCTTCATGGGGTTGATGGAGGTGGTGATTCTTCATTCCGACTACACCGAAGTCTTCGGAGCCAAGTTCCCATTCCCGATGCACTATCACCCTGCTGATTGGAAAACCGACATTCAAAAATTGCTGGCTGGAGCGCAACGAGTTCTCGCGGTCGCTGATGCTGACAAAGACGACGACAAGCAGGATTCAATGAGAGCCATCATTGGAAAATGTTCGACACTTCTCGAACTTCTCGAAAACCCAAACGATGTGGTTATTGAGTCCGATAAGGACTTTCGAGGCAAACGGAGAATGATTGCCAAACCTGTTCGGGTCAGCAAATTAGTTCCAGACAAATTGGAGTCAGTCGCCAGAAAGCGAATCATGCTCTCGGCGACGGTTCTCGACATTGACACTTTCCTCGCTGGCCTCGGTTTGAGCAATCAGAAAACCCTGTTTGTCCGAGTCACCAAATCTCCGTTCCCGACCGAGAACTTCAATGTGCATCTCGCTCCGTGTGGACCCATGTCGTATTCTCGACGAGATGCAAGTGTCAAGCGTCAAATCAAAGCAATAGCGGCCATCATGCGAAGGAACGAGCATAAGCGTGGAGTGATTCTCCCACACACTCACGCCATTAGAAAGGCGATAGTCGCTGGCCTTGAAGAAGAAGGACTCGGCGACCGCATAATCACGCATGACTCGAACGGTCAAGGGAGAACTATCGCTCTTGACAAGTTCTTCACATCGAAGCGTGACGACCTCGTTCTCATCTCAACCTATGTCGGTGAAGGATTCGACTTCAAGGGTCGGCTTGCCGAATGGTTGGTGATTGCCAAAGTTCCGTTTCCTTTCACTCCAGACCCTCAAATTAAGCAACGAATGGAGCAAGACGAGCATGAGTGGCGGAGAGAGCATGAAGGCTCTCCTTCGTGCCCGTATGAGCCTCCAAACAAATACAGTGGAAACCTATGCTCATCATTCACTTGCATCAAACCATGTCAGCGATGGTTCAACCTCCAAGTCGCTCTCCGATTGATTCAAGGAGCAGGTCGCATCAACAGAACTCCAGACGATGTTGGCCACCTATTCATTCTCGATGGTTCGTTCGACCGCTACTATCGCCAAAACGCTCACATATTCCCTTCTTGGTTCAAGAATGCGATGAAGCCACCACCCCCGTGGTTGAAGCGTCATTTGAATTGATATACAGAAACATTGAT